CTCTCGTGCGTCCTCTACGCCTCCCCTTGATACTTCGCCAGCTCCTGAAGCTGCCGAAATGTAATCTACATACTTTCCTGCGGGGCTTCCGTCTCCCGGCTTTAGCCTGGGAGACGGGAGACATGCAGGCTCGCTTTAGCGAAAAACTCTACGTTAACAAATCGTTAACAAATAAACTAAGTGATTGAAAATCACGAAAATAAGCCATAACTCTCTTGATGTATTATGGCTGATTGACACCAAGTCCATGAGCAATAAAAAAAAGTTTCCAAAATAGCGTACATTTATGGGAGCAAATAAGGAAACGTAAAAAAATTGCGATAAACTTGGGACAATCAAAAAAAACAAAAAAAATATTTAACTCTTAAATATAAAAAAAAATGCCAATAAAAGACTGGGCACCAGCTATAATCTCCGCGGGCGCGGGCCTCGCGGGTGGCATATACTCCGCCGTATCTCAAGGCGGGCAAAACAAACGCTCCCGAAAGTGGAGCGAAAAAATGTATGAAACACAAAAAGCTGATAACCTCAATTTTTGGAACATGCAAAACACTTACAACTCTCCCCAGGAGCAAATGAAACGTTATCAGGCCGCTGGCCTTAACCCTCATCTCGCCGTATCTGGCGGTGATCCCGGTTCTGCCGGTTCGCTTTCTTCTCCTTCTCCTTCAACCCCCGAGTTTAAAACCAATGACCTCGGGAATGCTATTAGCAAATCTGGTAAAGATGGCGTTGGCGCGTATTACGATATTGAGGCTAAAAAATTAGTTAATGATAACCTTGCCGCACAAAATGACGTTATTAAACAGGAATTTCTTCTCAAACAGGCGCAAACATTCGCCACGCAAACCTCAGGTAAGCGTGGAGAATTTGATCTCGGTCTGGAAACTGACCTTAGAGATACATCTTTACAAGCAAGGCGTGAGACTTTGCGCCAAACTCAAACAAATATTCAAAACTCCTTAGATGAAAACCAACGTCGCGCTATTGCTTCTGCTACCTCTGTTAAAATGGCTGCGGAACAAATTAAAAACCTCGCTGAACAGCGTATAAATTTTAGTTACGATCGTACAAAGTCTGTGGCTGAAACAAACCGCATACGCTCAGAAAATGAACGTATTATAAAATCGATTGAATTAATGGAAAAAACTGGTAGACTTCAAGATCTTGAATTACAATTGAAGGGAAATGGTGTAACTTGGCAAGATCCACTTTACCAAAGAGAAATATCTAAACTTTTCAGCTCTATGCCCGGTTTTCTAAAAAATCCTGCTGCAACTATGCGAATCAAATATAACGAACTTTTCACCACTAAACATAAATAATATGCGCTACAAATCTCGTCGCCGCGGTCGCGCTGGCCGTCGCTCGTCCTCTTTACGTTCTTACTACGTCTCTCGGGGCGGCATTCGTCTTTAAAAAATGGCAAGAAACATTTTTAACTCTGTTAAACTTCCGGGGGTTGATACAAATTCCTTTAACCTCGATCATGACGTTAAACTTTCGTTCTCTATGGGAGAACTTGTTACTACAAACGTCATTGAGTGTTTACCCGGTGACCGCTTTAATATTAACGCGGAAAATATGCTTCGCATGGCTCCACTTATTAACCCTGTTATGCACAAAGTTAATGTTCAAACTGAATACTTCTTTGTACCTACTCGGGTCGTGTGGCCTGAATTTGAAAAGTGGATTACTGGAGATTCTACCGTTGAGGCTCCCTTCTTTCAAACTAAGGATGTCGAAGTCGGTTCTATTGCTGATTATATGGGTATTCCTACCGGTCATACTGTCAATAATAGTGTTATTTCACCTTTGGCCTTTGCTGCTTATCTTAAAATTTGGGACGATTATTACAGAGACCAAAATTTACAGGATGAGAGATTTATTCCTGTTATTCCGGGTAATAATCCCAGTTATACAGCTGTTTGTGATATACCTCCCTTACATCGTGCTTGGGAACACGATTACTTTACTGCAGCACTTCCTTTTGCTCAAAAGGGTTCCGCGGTTCAAATTCCTTTAGTAGACCAGCAAAATATTCTTGTAGAATATGACCCTGACACTACGGCTTCTCAGAAACTTGTTAATGCAACAACCGGGTTTCCTGTTACTGGTTCTCCGCTTGCTTCGGACGCGTCCGGTAATATCTTGGGCGGTCCCACTTCTACTACTATCTCAGATCTCGATCCAAACGGCACTTATTCGGTTGATGTACAAGCAAACGCCACCGATATAAACACTCTTCGTCGTGCATTTCGTTTGCAAGAATGGCTCGAACGGAACGCCCGTGGCGGTACTCGTTATGTGGAAAATATCCTTGCTCATTTTGGTATAAAATCTTCTGATTCACGTCTACAGAGGCCTGAATTAATTGGTACAACTCGCCAAAATATGGTAATTTCTGAAGTATTAGCTACTGCACAAAGTACTACCGATGGTGTTGCTGTTGGTTCTATGGCTGGCCATGGTATTTCTGTTGGTGGTGGTAATTCATTTCGTTATAGTTGTGAAGAACATGGCTTTATTCTCGGTATTATCTCTGTTAAGCCTCAAACTGCATATCAGCAGGGCCTTCATCGTCAGTTTACCCGTTTCGATCGTTTGGACTATGCTTGGCCAACTTTCGCCAACCTCGGTGAACAGGAAGTTTTAAAACAGGAATTATATCTTGCTTCTAACTTTCCAAAAGCTGTTTTTGGTTATGTTCCGCGTTATGCTGAATACAAATATCTATCAAGTCGTGTTGCTGGCGAATTTCGTACTTCTCTAGATACATATCATATGGGTCGTATTTTTGAAACAGACCCGTCTCTTAATGAAGAATTTATTGAATGTAATCCAACCACAAGGATTTATTCTGTGACCGAACCGACTGAGGACCATATATGGGCCCATGTCTTTAACAATGTTCGTGTTGTAAGAAAATTACCTCGTTATGGCATTCCCTCTATTTAAATGTTTCTTTCATTCGTCATATTATGAATTGCGATTCTCCTTTTTATGTATTAAGGACATTAGCGTCTATAGAAAAGGTTCCCGTACCATGTGGTCGGTGTCCCCCTTGCAAACTCCGGCGGGTAAACAGCTGGGTTTTTCGGCTTATGCAGGAAGCAAAACGTTCTGTTACTGCCCATTTTGTGACCTTAACGTACGATACCACGACTGTTCCTATTTCCAAAAACGGATTTATGACGTTGGACAAACAGGATGTACAGAAATGGATGAAAAGACTTCGCAAACTCGAGACAAACAAACTCAAGTATTATCTGGTGGGCGAATACGGCACCAAAAACGGCCGTCCTCATTATCACGCAATAGTGTTCAACGTGTCGAATGTCGAACACTTCAACTTCTCTTGGGGTTTGGGTGAGACACATATCGGCCATGTCACTAGTGATAGTGTCGCCTATACCATGAAATATATTGACAAGGCCAATTTTAATAAAAAACACGGTCGGGATGACCGGGTTCCTGAATTTCCATTAATGTCTAAGGGGCTGGGGGATAACTACCTCAGCCCCGAAATGATCCAATATCACAAAGAAGATTTAACAAGATTATACGCAACCAAACCTTCTGGTCACCGTATTGCGTTACCTCGTTATTATCGTCAACGTATATACGACAAACAACAAATGTCTCAACAAGTCGATATTATTCAAGAAAAAATGCTTCTTGCTCTCGACACTCAACATCGGGAGTTCTTACAACTTAATTACGGCCCTTACTATACTTTCGACGATTACCTCGATAGTGAAAAAATGGGCCGTTATCACGCATTCTATTCACAACAAAAAAACAGATTATGATATTAATTATTAATCATGGTAACTATCCGGAATACAAAGCTTCTGGTGGTTCTCGCTCTATGGGCGAAATTTATAAAAAACCTTCTAAAACTGTGCCCGATATGGCACTTTCACTTAAAGATTTATTAGCACGTTATGTTCGTGGCGAAGATGTGGCAACATTTCAACCACAATACACTAACGATCCCGCAATTCCTGACGGTATAGAAAATCTTTCATCTATTGAAAAACTCGGTCTTAAATCTGAAATACAGGACTATGTCGAAGAAATTCGCACCAATGTCCGCTCTCGTGCGTCCTCTACGCCTCCCCTTGATACTTCGCCAGCTCCTGAAGCTGCCGAAATGTAATCTACATACTTTCCTGCGGGGCTTCCGTCTCCCGGCTTTAGCCTGGGAGACGGGAGACATGCT